GATGGCTCTCTTCGACGCCGTCACGGTGATGATCCGAAACCCAGAAGCGCCGGGGGCAGGCATGGACGACTACTTCAAGAGCCTGGCAGGTGCGGCGTGAGCGTTGTGGCCAAGATCAAGAGCGCGATTGTGCGCCGGCTGACGGTGCGCGAGCCTGACGGCTGGTATCCGGACGCCATGCGCGGCGATGCCGGGGAGATTGTCTCCGACGACACGGCGCTTTCCCTGTCGGCCGTGTGGGCTTGCACGAACCTGCTCGCCGGCACCATCGCCAGCCTCCCGCTGATGGTCTACCGCACGGACCCGCAAGGACGCCGGACGGTCGCGCGCGATCACCGGCTCTATCGGGTGCTGCACGACAGCCCGAACTATGACCAGACGGCGGTCGATTTCTGGGAGTTCATCAGCGCCTCGCTCGAACTCTGGGGCAACGCCTACGCTAGGATCGAGCGCACCGGGAAGGAAGTCACGGGCCTGCATCCCGTCGCGCCGAATCTGGTTTCGGTTCGTCGGCTGCAGAACGGCACGATCGAGTACCGCTGGACGGAGGAGGGCAAGTCCTACGTCGAGACGGACGCCACGATGCTGCATATCCGCGGCTTCGGCGGTAACCCGCTCGGCGGCATGTCCACGCTGCACTTCGCGCGCAACGCCTTCAGCCTGGCGCGGGCAATCGACCGCTCGGCCGGCGGCATGTTCAAGAACGGCCTTCGCCCTTCCGGCGTCCTGACGTTCGACAAATGGCTCGCTCCGGACCAGCGCGAACTTGCGAAGACGACGCTGACGGAACAGTTCCTCGGCGCTGCTAACTCGGGCAAGCCGATGATCCTCGAAGGCGGCACGAAGTGGGAGCAGCTCACCATCGCGCCGGAAGACGCCCAGATGCTGGAGTCCCGCGGCTTCTCGGTGGAGGAGATTTGCCGGTTCTTCGGCGTCCCGCCGTTCATGATCGGTCACACTGAGAAGACGACGAGCTGGGGCACGGGCCTGGAGCAGCAGACGCTCGGTTTCCAGAAGTTCACGCTCCGTCGTCGCCTGAAGCGCATCGAGCAGGCGCTGGAGAAGCAGATCCTGCGCGCCGAAGACCGTGCATCCGGCATCACCATCGAGTTCAACCTTGAAGGGCTCCTTCGGGGCGACAGCCAGGCGCGATCGACCTTCTATCAGTCGGCTCTCACCAATGGGTGGATGACGATCAACGAAGTCCGCGCACTGGAGAATATGGCTCCGGTCGAAGGTGGCGATACGCCACGGATGCAGATGCAGAACGTCCCGATCACGGAAGCAGGCCAACAGCAGCGATTGCCGGCGCCGAACGAGGAATAGACCATGTTCAAGACCAAGGATTTCGCCCTGCACGTCAAGGACGTGTCGGAAGAAGGCACCTTTGAGGGCTACGGCTCGATCTTCAACAACGTAGACAGCTACGGTGAGAAGGTCGCTCCGGGCGCCTTTGGCGAGAGCCTTGCCCGCCATCAGCGCGAGGGCACGAAGCCGCTCATGCTGTGGCAGCACAATTCCGACGAGCCGATTGGCGTCTGGGAGAACCTGGCGGAAGACGGCAAGGGCCTGAAGGGCACCGGCAAGTTCGTGCTGGAGACGGCCCGAGGCCGCGAGGCTCATGCCCTGCTCAAGGCTGGAGCCATTCGTGGCCTGTCCATCGGTTATCGGGAGCTTGAGGCGGAGCCGGACGGCAATAACCGCATCCTGAAGAAGCTCGACCTGATGGAGATCAGCGTCGTTTCATTCCCGGCCAACCGCCGCGCCAACGTGACGGCGGTCAAGTCGGAGCGCATGGAAGAGTTCGCCCGCCGGCTGCGCGATGGCGACCCCATGCCGATCAAGGATTTCGAGGACATCCTGCGCGAGGCAGGGGTCCCGAAAAGCATGGCCGTTGCGATCGCCTCGCACGGTTATGCCAAGGCCATTCGGAGTGAGTCCGAGGGCGATAAGGCGAATGAAGTCGCCGCGTTCCTGCGAGCACTGCAGGCCGGCTGATCACCAACATCGCTCTAGGAGAAAATCATGAGCACCGAAAACAAGTCGGCAGCGGAACTCGCTGCTGAATTCAAGTCCGAGCAGGAAAAGGCCATCAAGTCGGCCGTCGATCCGATCCGTGAACTCGCGGAAAAGGCCGTTTCCGAAAGCCAGGCCGGCAAGAAGCTTTCCGAAGGCTTCAAGCAGGAGCTGGACGAAGCCCTCGTGAAGATGAACGGTACGATTACCGAGAAGCTTTCCGAGCTGGAACAGAAGATGGCTCGCGGCGGCAATGGCGGCAACGAGCAGCGTGAAAAGTCGCTCGGTGAGCAGTTCGTGGAGTCGGAAGGCTTCAAGTCCTTCGCTGACAGCGGCTTTGCCAAGAGCGCCCGCGGTGCGGATCTCCGCATCAAGGCAACGCTCACCTCGGCAACGACCGACGCTGCCGGCTCTGTCGGTGACGCGATCGAGCGCACCCGCCTTCCGGGCATCCTTCCGCTTCCCCAGCGCCGCCTTACCGTCCGTGACCTGCTCACGCAGGGCCAGATGGACGGCAATGCGCTGGAGTACGTGAAGGAAACCGGCTTCACCAACAGCGCCGCTCCGGTTGCTGAAGGTGCTGCCAAGCCGGAATCGGACCTGAAGTTCGATATCGTCACCACCTCCGCGAAGGTCATCGCCCACTGGATGAAGGCCTCCAAGCAGGTTCTGTCCGATATCGCGCAGCTCCGCTCGACCATCGACCAGCGCCTGCTCTACGGCCTCGCCTATGTCGAGGAAGCCCAGCTTCTCAACGGCGACGGCACCGGCCAGAACCTGCACGGCCTCATCCCGCAGGCGACGGCATACTCGGCGCCGTTCACCCCCACGGATGCAACGGCGATCGACACCATCCGCCTCGCTGCCCTCCAGGCTGCGCTCGCGGAATATCCGGCAACGGGTATCGTCATGAACCCGACCGACTGGGCGCGCATCGAACTGACCAAGGATGCCGGTGGCAACTACATCATCGGCGTTCCGCAGGGCGGCATCAATCCGACGCTCTGGGGCCTCCCCGTTGTGGCGACCAAGGCAATCACCGTGGACAAGTTCCTGGTGGGCGCCTTCAAGCTCGGCGCGCAGGTCTTCGACCGCTGGGATGCCCGCGTCGAAACCGGCTACGTGAACGACGACTTCACGAAGAACCTCGTCACGATCCTGGCAGAAGAGCGGCTGGCCCTGGCGGTCTACCGTCCGGAAGCCTTCATCTACGGCGACCTCGGCTACGTCTCCTAAGGGATCGGCTCAGTAAGGCGGGCAGCTTCGGTTGCCCGCTCTCTGAACCGATGGAAGGAACCTCCCATGGCAATCACGACAAAGCGACAAGCAAAGCGCAGCATGGCCGGCTTCATCGGCAAGAATGACGGTCTGCCGGCGGCGCCCGTCAGCACCGCGGCCCCGGCGATCACCGGGACGGCGCGTGTCGGCCAGACGCTCACTTCCACAACCGGAACATGGACCGGGCGCCCGACGCCGACGCTCACCCGCCAGTGGAATGCCGGCGGCGTGGCAATCGCTGGCGCGACCGGCGCTACCTACGTCCCGGTTGCCGGCGACGTGGGCAAGACGATCACCGTGACCGTCACGGGCCGGAACCAGAAGGGCTCCGCGTCCAGGACCAGTTCGGCAACCGCCGCAGTCATCGCGGCATAAGGAGGCGACCATGAAGAAGTTCACCGTCCTTCGTCAGCACCTTGGCGACAAGATGTACATGCCCGGAGACGTCCGCGAGGCCGCCGAAACCGATGTGAAGCACCTCGTGCAGAGCGGCATCCTCGAGGAAGCCAAGGGCAAGGCCGAAGCCACGCCTGCCAACAAGGCCGAGAAGGCCGCACCGAAGAACAAGAGCGCCTGATCGATGTTCCGTCCCGTCCGTGTAACCCCTGCGGCTGATCTTCCGCTTCCCATCTCCGTAGATGACGTGAAGAGCGCCCTGCGTGTGGACGGGGACGACAACAACGTGGAGATCGAGCGGCTGATCAAGGCTGCCGTCGATCACTACGAGGGCTGGAGCGGTGTACTTGGCATCGCGCTCGTGGAGCAGACCTGGCGGCAGGAGTTCGGGCGCTTCGAGGACAAGATGTGCCTCAAGGTAGGCCCGGTCACCTCCATCGCCTCCGTCAAGTACCGCAACGACCAGGGCCAGATCTCGACGGTCTCCTCGGACAGCTACACGCTGAAGCACGACGGCGGCGGCCAGGCCTACGCGCGCTTCGATCGCGGCTTCACGGCTCCGGTTGACCTCTACGAGGATGCTCCGGTCTCCATCGAATACGTCGCCGGCTGGCCCTTGGACGAGGATGACAAACCCACCACGCCGGCCGACATCCAGACCGCGATCATTCTCTTCGTGCAGAAGCACCTGGACGAGGCGGCGCGGTCGAATTGGGACATCCTCGATCGGGTCGAGAAAGACCTGACCTCCAAATATCGCAAGCTGATCTAGGGAGCCTGCCATGCGCGTCCGCTTCACTCATGACTTCGACTACAA